CGTTTTGCTCGTAAACTCGTCACTTGAACAAAATTACCCGAATAGGGTCTGTTAAAATGCCAAATTACCTGGCATCATTGCAATATACGGAGAGATGCCGGAGCGGCTGAACGGACCGGTCTCGAAAACCGTTGCGGGGGTAACTCCGCCGAGGGTTCGAATCCCTCTCTCTCCGCCACTATTCAAGCACTTACGTGATTTTCTTATAGTGATGAAAATCACGTTGAGAAAAAATGAGAAAATTCGGTGAGAAAAAAACGCCAGAATTTTTACTGGCGCACATCGAAAAGCTCAACGCTTCCTGTCCAGGGTTGGGCTCATTTTCACCTTGCGATCGTAAACAAGAACCTGGGATTCGGTTTTGTGGCCACTGTACTTCTGCTTGTCTTTCGCCGTTCCCTCATAGTCTGAAATCCCCTTTGCCTTTAGATCGTGGAAAGTGCAGTCAAGAGGACGTCCCAGATCATCCCCCGCAGCCTTTCGCGCCTTTCTCCACGCCTCGTTAAATCCTTTATAAGAATAACGCTCGCCATACATAGTCCTGATAACAGGGCCTTCCTCTCCCCATTCACGACATATTTCAACGGCATCACGTAAGCGATCTGTCCAGGATTTAATTTGTTTAACTCCGGTTTTTCCTTGCTGAATAAAAATTCCTTTCTCCAGTATTTGATTCCAGTTCATTTTCAATACATCAGAAACTCTGGCAGCACATAAATAAGCTATTTCCATTGCAGCCCTGACGGCTGGCGTTGCGTTATTATATATCGCTCTGTACTCTTCATCGGTAATATATCGATCGCGTTGAGGCTTAGGAAACTTATCCACACCAACGCAAGGATTACCAGGAACATAACCACGTTGATAACTCCAACGAAATACGCGCGACATAGAGCTGTGTTCATGATTCGCCTGGACACGGCTTTTTTGCCCACGGGCATCCATATAACGCCGGATATGTTCTGGCTTTATTGCTTTAGCTTCGGCATCACCAAATACGGCAAGTATATATTTCTCATGTGCCAGATAATCTTTCTGCGTTCTTGGGGCCAGATCAGCATAATCGGCACTGGCAAGAAATTTTCGCCATAATTGTGTGAATGTAATTCTGTTTTTTCTACCCTCAACTTTTTTTTCGTAAGCCACCCAGACCTCAGCTTTAGTTGCATCAGCTGGAGCTATATTTTCTGTTGATCCTCCCGGTTTCCAGTAGTAACCAGAAGGGCGAAAGAATACACCCTTTGGCATCCACTCATTACCGGGCGCACGTTTGCGACCCATGTTAACTCTCTATAGCGTCAAAATTCATGCCTGGTACAGGCTGATACCCTGCTGGTGGAAGAAGGCGCGAAACTGGGTGATTTATATGATACCAGGTTGTTCTGATTGAACCGTCCCGGCGTTCTATAAAATAAATACCGTTCAGCGTTAATACTTCTTTCTGGAGTGACTTCTGGCTTGCTCCTGTAGCATCTTCCAGTTCCTCCTCAGTCAGGAAGCGATCGCTCATGAGTTGCTTCTCCATCTAACCGGCTGCACCCGGTTTAAATCAGATATTGTTGCTGGTGGGCGGGATCAGTTTCTGCCAGATAGCTGAAACGTATTTCGCCTGATGCCTGGCATCAGCCAGCGCGTTGTGCATATCGCCTTCGAACGGCATGTCACGTTTGGGATCGAAGCCGATTGCACGACCCAAAGTAACCATCGTGCGGACGTCATGATCGTTCCGGTAATTCCACAGGCAGGGGAGGCTGGCACGTTCGAAAGCGCCACGCAGGATAACGTTATCGAAATTGGCACCGTTACCCCATACCTTCAGGTATTTCAAATCGTCGGCGTGACAGGTGATAAAGTCATTGAACTCAATAAGCGCGGTCGTAACAGATACTGCATCAGCGCAAATAGCCGCTCGCGCTTCCGGGCTTTGTCTTAACCACCATAGAATGGTATCGCCATCAGGAACGGCACCTTGTTCCATTGCGCTTTCAAGGCTAACGGCGGTATAGAACTCAGGTCCAATTTCACCACTTTGCGGATCGAAGAACACAGCACCGATGGAGACAACAGGCGCGTTAGGTTTTTTACCCATAGTTTCAAGGTCGATCATCAAGTTATTCATAAATTAGTTGTCCCCTGTTGCGGTGCTGCTACGAAAATGTTCAACGCCTTTATTCCAAATAGCCTTAATCGTCGTCCAGCTGACAGGAACCTCAATTTTAATTCGCCCGCTGCCGTCGCAGCTTTCGCATTCTTCGTCGGCCAAGCATTCAGGAAAGCTTATAAAAGTAGTTTCTAAAAACTCACCGGATAGCAAACTCTTGGCACCGTTCTCAGCAGTTAGTTTCTTCGGCACCATAACCCAATCATCCGGAATTACCGGAGAGTTGCCAATAAGAGCCTCATGATAGCGCTCAAGCCTGACGTATTCCTGCACCTTATTACCATCGCATGCGAGCAACCACTGAGCAGCTTTTGCACCATCTGTGTGGAATGCGCAGGTGCGCCCATCATCAAATTGCATTTCGTAGAGGTCAGCAACCTGCTCAAACTGCGTTTGTGGCAACTCGTAAGTTTGGCTTACAGGTTCGGCACCATGAAGCAGGGCAGCGCGACAAGCGTTCCAGCCAGCAGCCCAAGCTTCCGGCTGACTGGCGTATAAGTCAGGGCAGTCGTCGCTGTAAGCCTCTTCCGGCACTACCGGCGCTGGCGGTGCTGTGTAGAGCGGTATATACACGGCAACATCATCTGCAGCGTTTGACTGCTGCTCTAACGTCACGCATGTACCGGAAAATTTATTCAGGTATCGCACGGGCTCAGCATCCAGCGATGCCAGCGCCCGCTTCAACACCAACAAAATTTTGGCGTCATCATCGTCGAGACCAAACGGAATATCGTCGCGAGTGTTTTCAAATTCAGCGATAGTTTGCTGTAGCCATTCTTTGGTAATAGTGGTCATGGGTTAGTCCTCAGCCTGCCGTGCTTTCAACCTGGTTAGGAAATGTCAGGCACTCATTAAAGGTTGCGCCGATACGCATAGCGGAAGGGATAAATTCGCTTTTCCCCTTCTCTACTTCATCAAAAATTTCGTCATAGCGAGTCACATCAAACAGCGATACTTCACAATCGCCAGTCGTCGCAAACGCGATCCGATTTGAGGGACACTCCGCCAGTAGCTTATTGAGTTTCTTTACCCAGGCTTTTTCCTGTTTCGTCAAAGTAGCCATATCACTCCCCCTTAACCTTGATGCCAGCGGTGCGTATTTCGTGTATCGCATTGTCATTACCAGCACACCAACCCTCGGCATAATCCCGGCTGAATCCGCTCATGTGCATGACTTCGCCAACGCTGCGTTTTGACAGGTTGACCGTCCGCGCCTCCAGTTCTGCTATGCGCTGCCGAGCAGACTGATAAGCATCGATAACCACGTCCAACAATTGCCCGTCACACAGCAGGTTGCTAAGTTCAGGCTTCCACGCTACGCAGTCATCATCCGGGTCTTGCATGTTGTAGACGTAAGTATCAAAGGCACCCATAAAGCGCCCGAATCCACCTTTGTCGTCTACCAGCACTTGCCAGGAGCGGAGAAGGAACAGTTTTTGGTTACGATCTAAATCCGTCCGGGATAGCTTATCGGCGATAATGCTGATTTCACTACCGTGCCAGCGAGCATCATTACGTTGTGCAGCATGAAACAGCTTCCATAAATACTCAGTTTCTTCCTGGTCCGGGCGGCATTGCTTCAATGTATGGACTGTCATGCTGCACCGCCTTCAACGCGCTCCCACAAACGTCTTGATCTGATTGCCTTCACTACAGTCTCTTTATCTTTTATGCAGCACATTGGCGTAGCTCCATCAGTTCATTAAAGCGGGCCATAAACAGGCCGAAAGCCTGACCGGGGCGAAGGGGGTAGATTTCGAATAAATCTGTCGGGGGGATACCTTCCAGTATTACCCAGGGAATACTGTCATCAATATCCAGATCGCGGCGTTCAGTTGCCAGCATGGTAAGATCTGCATACTTCACTACGCTGGCTTCTTCCAGTGGCAAGCCAAACTTAAAGCGGATCAGTTGATCGGTACGTTTCTCAATCTCGCGATAATCAGGCAGTAACGCTTTTAATGGGGCAGGGATATCCTGGCAATACGCTTCGGCTGCGTCGTGCATCAGGGCTTCAAAGGCAAACTCCGGTGATACAAGCTGGCTGCACAGTACGGAATGCTGCGCCACGCTATAAAATTCAGGGAGATGTCCGGAGAAGCGGCAAATATTGGAAAGCGCCACGGCGATATCTTCAATATCAATGTCGTCAATAGTTGCGCTGAGATAATCAAATTGTTTACCTGAAAGTGTTTGAATAAAACTCATCGTTGGTTCTCCTTATAATTTATTTCGCGCTGCACCGCGTGAATTTTGGTTGTGCGAATCCCTCGCCGGGTGGCGATAATTAACAGAATTACGCTTCAATAAATCCCCGCGGCGCCGGGGATTTAATGCAGAGCAATTACGCTTTAAAGTTACCGATGAACGTTTCTACTGATTCACCGTCGAATTTGTTGATCAGCATGTCGCGGAATTCATTGGCGATCGCTTCTTCCTGCGCTTCCAGTTGTACGATACGCAGAACAAAGCGAGGTTCATCACCGGTCAGCAGGCTGTTGCGGAGGCTGAACGCACGTTCGCCGAGACCCTCATACGGAACACATTTGAACTCAAAAGCCACCGGCATAACATCTTTGCTGCTGGCCTCAATGCTTTGCATAAGGGATTTCTTACCGCTGAAATCGCCATCTTCATGATCCTGCTGGGTTGCCTGTTGGATCGTAATGCGGCGAACAGCTGGGCAGCCTGTGAAATCTGCATTGTGTTACCGTCAGAATCGAACGCCAGGAGATAATCGCTCCAGTCTTCAAGCCATTCGGCGATCTGTTTTTGTTTCAGGCGTTCCCCGTTGATCTGTAGCAGGGCGCGGAATGGTGCAGTCTGTTTCAGCGTGATAGAAGCAGCGTTGTCTGCATGACCGGGGTTATCCAGCGTACCAATATTGAAAACTGAGCGAGCTGTCATATGGTCAGCATCAATAAAGCAGCGTGCTTTTTCGGTTGCACTGGCATAGCCCTTTGAATAACGGACAAAGTCTTCAATGCTGGTGGTAGTCATGGTGCCGCGGAAGCGGAAACGCTCCAGAGCAAAGCGTTCGAGGCTTTCAACACCTGTTCCGGCAGGTAATAATGCTGTCGGGCAAGCCAGCCCCTGAATATCGTTCAGGTGATAGCCAGAAAGGACTAGGTCTTTTACCTGCTGAAAAGTGCCGCTGTCTAACTGAGACATAAAAATTCCTTATTAACTAATGATCGAAGTGGTGGCAGTGAATTGGTTAGCTGCGGTTCACTGAGCCGCTTTAAGCTTTCCGTCAGTAGTGCCTTTAATACTGAACAGTTGACCCTGATCTTCCTGCAGTATGGTGAGCTTTCCGCCCTTGTTAACCCACATTGGGGTTTCTGTTGTGTCCTCTTCTGACGCTTTACCGCGCGGCGTCGGAGTGCTGTACTGCAGCTTGTGTTTAATTTTGACGCGCTTCTCTTCGACTGAATTTCCCATGCGCTCAAAATCAAAGGTGAGCACTACCTTGCCTTTATTGCCGTTATTCAGAACGCCTAATCCGACAGTATTCAGCGCTGCCGCGATTTTGTTCATGAACACTCCGGCATCCAGTTCGCCCAGAAAGTCGGGCACTACGGTCATGCGGTCATCATTCATCGTTAACCCCTCAAGATGGCGGTTGCCACCGCCAGTTGGTTTCTCCACAAAACAGAAAAGAGCACCTGCTGTAACAGCTTTCCGGGTGGATGGGGTAATGAGCCCGTCGCGCGGAGATGCACTTTTCTGTTGTGTAAAAAGGTCGGCGTCACGGCAGAACACTGTCGCCTTCCTCCTGTTGTTGGAAGAGCCGGACGCCGACAAGTCTTCACACAGCAATAACGTTGTGGTGCCGGGTGCCTCCCGGTATCTGACGAAGGTTGCACGCCAGACGGGTGCTTAACTACAGAGGATCGACTGTCAGCTTCAACCTTACCCGCGTGCGCTGAGCCGCATTCACCACAACGATGAGAGCATTACCGGTGTCCGAATTGAACGGACCTTTTCTCTGCCCAACCCACCTCACTAAAGAGGTCTGTCTGGAATCGAACCAGCACTTATGCCTTGCTCGTCAATACTCTCATCGTTGTGTGCCTGTCTTTTCACCACATCAGGCTCGGTGGTATCCTTATAAGCCCCACAGCTTTAAAGGATTTTTTATGCCTATTTTAGAAACTACGTTGAATAGTGATTCTTCCAATGAAGGCCTTGCCGCTGATGTTCGTGCTCTAAAGATTGCGGTGGCCCTTTTGGTTACCAGAATTCCGCTGGAGCACAAGCCTTATGCCGTTTGTGATGCGTTAAATAACTCAGGAGAGAGCAGTGCATCTGAGCTTGCTGACCTGATTAAACAGTTTCTCGACAAGGCGCATAATCGAACTTAACTGACAGTTTTTTGGCTATTAAACAGGCGCTTTCTTCGTCTCCCATCTCTTGAGCAGCTTTTAGAGAAGAAATAGCCATCTCTGAAAGAGCTGTTATCAGCTGCCAGAATTCGATGCTGGCAGCATTATTCATTTCCGTACTTCTTGTGCTTTCGGTAGTACTGGTATTTGCCAGAACACCTACGCAGCGAACAACGCACTCAGAACAGATTGCTGGATCAGCATTACCGCCTTTAGCGATAATTTTTTTTGCATCCATTTCATTGGCCCCGCAGAAGGAGCATGTGTAGTAGTTATTCAT